ATCAACCGCAGGCCACGTAAAAAACTAAATTTTGAAACCCCAAAGGATGTTTTCTTCCGACAAATTAATAATTTTGCAGTTGCCGGTTGAGAGTAGGATCCTACTCATTCAGCATAATTGCCTCGTTTTCTTTGTCGTTTGAAAAAAATGTTGTAATTTTGCGGTATCTGTTAGAACACCAGTAAAAGTCCGTTTGTAGCCCGATATGCACCGTTTAGAATTTTCGTAAAAGACCTGTTTGTTAGCTTCGGCGACGTTCGAGTCCCAATGACCCAGGGGACTTTCCGAAAAATGCTTGCTCAAGTTCCCCGCGACCCCAAATTGAGAAAGGGGGAATAGCAAGATTTAACCCCGTCCCTTTGCTTCCTGTTTAGTCCCGCGAGGCGAATTGCTTCCGAAGAGTGCTAAACAGGCCGGTAGCAAACCATTTATTACTACCTTGATGAGCGTACATAGAGTTTCGACCGCAGGGACTTAAAAGTGAGGTTTTCCACCCCACTTTTTTTTATGCCCTTACGTTTACTGTCATTCCATGGAAAAAGAACGTTTGAAGCCCCACGCAGAAGGATGTTTTTTCCCTCCGGCAATACTCCTGTAAATAGTTACATACTGCCGTATGCGGTATTTCATGCGCACGATTTCACCGCCACTGTCCTTGCCGCCCGTACTATTAAGACGGGCTATCTGCAAGCCGATAGACGCATAGCCGGAATGTTGCGTGCCCTTGGTGCTTGCAGTGCCTTTCAGCACTATTTTTTTGCGCACCCCTTGGATGCGGAAAGTGCCGTCGCCGGAAACATAGAACAGCGAAGCGCACAGGCCTGCCAGTTCCTTTCCTATCAATGCCCTGTTGTCCGCTCCTGGTGCCACATCGATACATTTAGGCACATACCATTTGCCCGGCGTCCCCTTGCTTAACCGTATGCCCTTAAAATGCACATACTGCGTTTTTGCGGCTCTCTTTTTACGGATCCCCTTATTCTGGCTGTACGCCTTTGGCCCGCCGGTGGCCCGCCATGCGCTGCGCTTTTTCTTGCGAAGCAGCACAAGGGAGCAATCCTCGCCAATAGCCCCGTGGCGCACATAAACAGTTGTACCGACTATCTTAACATCCAAGTGCATGGCGGTTTCCGTCTGGTGCTCCCATGCGCCCCATGTGGTACGGTCGCCGGTGCGCACATAACGGCTGTTACTGCCCTGTATCAGTTCCTGGCGCACGTTCTTGCTGCCTTGTTCCGTCACTATGAGCGTGTAGTCCGTCGCTCCGAACAGGGCGACACTTTCAGAACAGGACAAAACGCAGGCGGTACGCAGCCCGTTAATCTGTTCTTTGGTTACTCCTTTCAGGGGCTTGCTTGTGAGCTTCTGCGCCAAAGTGTCTTTGAGGTACTCCAGAACCGTGGCAGGAAGGTTTTTAATCTGCTCCGCCAAAAGGGCATTGCTTGGGAACGCCCCAAGCGTTTTGCCGGACACATTGGCAAAACTGTTGATGTCGTAGCTTTCCACCCCCTTGGCCGTGGTGAACTGCGCCCGGCGGTATGTCCGTGCCTCCAGATACTTCTCGTCGTCCGCCTGGATGTCCTCCCTTTCGGTCGTTACCGTTACATATTTCACGGACGGGGAAAATGCCGGATTCTGCATCAGTTCCAGAACCTCCGGGCTGCCGTTCTTTTGGGTAATGACCACAACGCCGCCGGTCTCAGTCTGCAAGATGTAGTTTTTGCCACCTATGCCGGCCAGACATTCAAGCAGCTTTATTTGTGATTGGATAAAGTCCAGCGTTTCGGTTGAAAGCGGATATTTGCCAACGCCACCGGTGGCCGTTGTCGTACTTGTATAACTTGCGGTATTCATTGTTTAATTGCTGTTAATTGGTTAAACACATCCGGGGACCAGGTCGTCATTATCTCCAAATCCTGACCGACTGAATACAGGCTGTTGGTTTTAATGTAATGCGCACGCTTGGTCACGAGTTTATATCTGTCCACCATTGCCTTGATTTCTTCCAGACGCGCCCAATAGGTACCCGGAACAAATACCACAAAATCATTTTGAGCAGCGTTAAGCATCTGCTCACTGTATAACACCGGCACTCCCTTTCCCTCCTCGGTAACTGCCAGCGTAATGTTTTCCCCTGCTTCCGTAACGGCATACAACCACTCACCCTCCTGCTTGATGTTGCCGATTTTGAAGCCGGGACCAAAGTAGTAGTTTAACACGCCCCGCAAATAACAGACTTGCCCGTTATGCGTCAGGCGGAAATTATGCTCCTTGCGCCGCCCCATGAAGTCCTTGTAAACCCTTTCCACTCCACTGACGCCGGCACGCAGCATCCCGAAGATGAGGGGGCGGCGTAACGACATAGGGAGCAGAAGGGCGACAAGCCGCTTAAAATCCATTTCAAACATCATTCAACGGCTTTATAAGGTTGGTAGTCCACGGTCAGGCTGTTGATGCTGTAATAACCGCTGTAAGGTCTGTTAAAGCCCGTTACGGTTTCATAGTCCTTTGCGCTGTGCGGCTTCACCTGTACGCTCTTGATGTCTGCCACCTCGACGCACGGAAGGGCTTGCAGGGCTGCCATAAGGTCGCTTTTACGGAATACACCGTTAAAAGGCAAACCGGTAATGACCGACTGTACGGCTTCACGCACAGGCTCGGAACCGTCGGCAAGTATGCCGGCGCCGTTTCCGTCCAAGCTCAACAAAGTGGGGTCGTAGTAAATCACAAGGGCAATCCTCATGTCGTCCGCCGGCTCGTTACGCACCTGCACGGAAACACCCGCGTCCTTGATTTCGTCCAGATAGGCACGAAGTCCGGCAAGCTGCGTATCGGTCAGCTTCGCAGGGTTGCCGTCGGCATCCTGCCGGGCGACCTTGATATATACCACGGTATTGCTTTCGGTAGCAACGGCATATTTAACCACCTTGGCGGCTTCTATGTCCGTGGGGGACATTGCGCTTGTGTCGTAATAATCACTGTCAGCTACAAGTTTGTAGCCCTGCATATATGCTTTTGTCTTTGCCACATACCAGCGCAGGGTGTGGGGCTCCAGTTCCTCAATGAGTTGCTCCACCTCCTGGCGGTGCATGTCAAACAACGACTCAAGCGACCACACGGCAAAGGCAAAAACATAGAACAGGATATTTTCAAGGCTCGCAGCACTGAAACAGTCCTTGAAAGTCTTTTTACCGTCAAGCCCGTAGGCGGACATGACCGCCGGCTGTTTCATCCATTCAGCGGTCATGCCATTCTTTATGTCCTCTATTGTTCGTGCCATAGCCGGAACAGGTTAGAGGGTTCGTGCCAGAAGTTCGTCCACCTCATCCTTGCACTGGGCACGCAAAGCGGAGAACTGCGCCAGTTCCGCAGCGTGTTCCGGCGTGTCCTTACCGTTGGCAAGGGTGGCGATTTGTGCGTCAATATCGTAATGGAAGCCGATAAGCCCGGCGACAAACTTGTCGCGGCGGTTCTCATCAGTTACACCGGCCGCCTCAATCAGGGTGCCGCCGTCGGGTTGGTCGCCCGTGTAGGCAAAGCCCGGCACACTTTCGCCGGTCTCGGGGTTGGTGACTTCACCGGCCTGCTCATTCAGATAAAGCAGCACATGGCTTTCATCATACTTTACAAACTTTTTCCTTTCTGTGTAGGTTGCTGTGTGGTTCATTGTTTATTTGCTTTTTAATCGTCCGGATCGACGATTTTATAAAAGCACCGATTCCGTTCGATTGGTTGTTTAATTATTTTTGCCCTGAGCGGTTCCGTTATCTCCACACCCTCCAACTGACGTATAAGCGCCTGGCTGCCCGTAAAGGTTATATGCTGCACCCAGCTTTTAACCGGGACGCCCTGGTCGTCAATTACCGGGCGGCTCGTGCCGTCGGCCATTACTTCCATTAGCGGCTCCTCAATCTCATACTGGAGCGTGAGGCAGGGTTCCGCATTGTGCTTTGACGGTGCAACCGTGTAGCCGGTCAGGTGGATTTCACGGTTCAGGATTGTGTCGATGTGGTACTTCGTACCTGTCAGGTTGCCGGACTTTGCCGGAACAAGTTCACTAAATTTCTTCATACCAAGTATTTTTAATAGATGTTTGCTGTTGCAATGCACCATGAAGCCGACACGCGAAGCGGTCCGCAACATGATATCGGGTTCGGGTACTCTCTTTTTCCTCAGCTTCGCCACCTCCCTGCACAAGCCTTTTTTGTTGCGCTTGCGTGCAAGGCTGTGGGTGTGATAGGTCACATAACCCACAAAGTCAATTCCCCGGCTTTCCACCGGGAAAATCTGGTAATTGCTTTTCATTGACAATTTGCGCTCGGTGTTCAGGTAGTCGTTTATGAATACACGGACACCGTGCAAGGTCGCTTTGTCGCCGGCCAGCACCACAATATCGTCAGCATAGCGGTAATAATAACGCACCCCGGCCACCTCTTTGATGCGGTGGTCAAGTTCTGACAAATAAAGATTAGCGAAGTATTGGGAAATATAATTGCCGATTGGAACGCCCGGGGCACTGTCTATAATGCCGTCAAGCAACCAAAGTACCGCAGGGTCTTTGATTTTACGGCGTATGACCGTTTTAAGGATGTCGTGGTCTATGCTCGGGTAGAACTTGCGCACATCCAGCTTGAAACAGTAGCGCGTACCCTCCGGGTCCTCTGCCAGGTCCTTGCGCAGTTGCTTAAGAAGGGAATGAATGCCACGCCCCTTTATACAGGCATGGGTGTCAGCCGTGAACTGCGGTGTCCATATCGGCTCAAGAACCTGCATAATAGCCCACTGTACGACCCTGTCCCTGAAAGGAAGTTTGTAAATCTCGCGCCTTTTCGGCTCACACTTTATGAAGATTTCATAAGGGGAAGTCGCATAAGTCCGGCAAAGCAATTCCGTGCGTATCTCTTGCAGATTGTTTTCAAGGTCTGCAAAAAATGCCTGCACCTCATCGCGCCGGCGCTTCCCATGTGCCGCATTATAGGCGGCGGCTCGCAGGTTGTCAAGCGAACAGATTCGCTCGAACAGATAGCCGTATCTTTTCATCGGGTCTTGGGGTCATTATGTCGGGTCTTTGGGTCTGCTCTGCACGCTTCGGAAACGGTCAATACCATACGGCTTTTGCCGTGGTCTTACTGGCATCCTCTGCATTCAAGTTATCTTTTGCCAAGTGGCACGGTCCAGTCCCTTTATCGCAATGCTGTATTTTTATTCGTGCAAGTATAGGGGCGACGAGTAATTCGCATTCGCATTCGAGGGCGCATTGTTCGCATTCACGTAGAACGCGCCTGCATTCGCACCATTGTTAGCGTTACCGCCAGCCGCGCGGACACGAAGGCTCACTACTGCAAGGACTGCAACCGGTTACTGGGTGTTTCCCTCGTAACAGGATGCAAAATTAACAATTTTACACCACATTACGGCATACAACAGCAATTTTTCCGCTAAAAATTCGCCCGCCTGCGGCGGGGTTTGGATGGCTCCGCCCCGCCGCCTTTCGGGCGCCTTGGTATGTCAAAATTTCAAAGATCTCTTTTTGTTCCGGTTTCCCGGGTGGGTTTTCATTTTTAGCTTCGCTCCGTTTTCGTTTTATTCGATTGCCGGGTCTTCCGCAAAAAAGCAGAGGGGCGACGAGCAATTCGCAGTCGCAGTCGAGGGCGCATTGTGCGCATCCACGCAGAACGCGCCTGCACCCGCACCACTGTAAGCGTTACCGCCAGCCGCGCGGACACGATGGCCGGTGGCCGTGGCTCCGTTGGTATAGAAGTAGTCACAGTAATAGGTGGATGGGCTGCCACCCACTTCCGTAGGCATGGCACACAAGCCCTCGAAACTCTTGCGCTTGATATAGCCCTCTTTCTGCGGACATTCTGCAACCTTTTTAAGTCCCTCAATGCTGTTAGGGTCAAAGGCGGTTGCCATGCTCTGGGCCACATATACCTCCGTTTTTACTCCGGCTTCCTGGCTGACTGTCAGGCCACGCACCCAACGGAACAAATGGCCAAAATGGGCATGTACCAAGCCAAAGAACACAGGCACGTTAAATGTCTTATACGGGGTTTCCTGGTCCTCTGCGCTTTCGCTTGCAGGCAATGAGTAAGAAACCAGGCCCGTGCCGTCGCCCATTTCAAGACCGACACTGGTAGGAATAACGGGGTAATTAGCATTATATCCGCCCCAGTCCGGCATATCGGTTACACCTGTGCCAAAACCGCCCTGATACAGGCCGTCGGCATCGCGTTCCTCCTTGAATGCCGCCTGTGTATTACGGTCGCCCATAATGACCAGGATAAGGATTTCAACGGCTGCCTGTGCCACAAACCAGTTGGCCTCCCAACCCTCGCCACGCTTGCGGGCGTTGGTGCCAAAAGCGGTCGTACTGATACTTGTTGCAGCCATTCCCAACATCGTGGCCTGTGGCGTGTCAAGTGCCGGGCGTTTGGCGTTTGTGGCAAGGGTTAGGGCGGCACCGTTACCTCCTCTGTATCTTTCCTCCTCGCTGATTACAGAACACAGTTTGTTTTCCGTGCGGTCCATGACACCGGCACCCAGCCAAGATGTGCCACCCACGGGAATACGGTAGCTTGTGCGCCCCTCAATAGGCTTTAAGGTTATGGCCCAGTAACTGCGTGAACCCTCGCGCCAGGTGGTGAAGTACCAGGGACGGGACCAGCACCACATGCACTGACCCATTGAGCCGTCCAAGGCCGCAGGGCTGCCGTCCTCAAACTTGGTGCTGTCTTTCGGATCAAGTTTGCGCATGGTGAGGTCGTCCGCCACAAGGTAGCGGCCAAGCCCCAAGGTATCAGGCAACTTTTTCAGGGCTTCCAACGAACCGAACCAGCCGGCTGCCTTGGTGGTGGCGTTGTCCTCATTCCACCAGCGGCCCGCTATCGGGTTGCCGGCTTCGGACACGGCACGCTCAAGCTCCATGCGCCGGGTCTCGCCCGTCTCGTCCATGACTTCAATCTGCATAGCGCCAAGGTCGCCGGTTGCCTGTTCCAGCTCATTGATGCGCTTGCCGTTTTCAAAGGCTGCCAGCAACTGCGCTAGCTTCGCCTCCTGTTCTTGTGTAAATGCCATTTTAATAACTGTTTAATGGTTGTTTAATACTCGTTGCTGTATATTTCGTAATCCTCATCGCTTACCGCGCTTATGCTGACGGCCTGATAATTGGCTTCTGTGGCTTGCGTTGCGGAATAACTTTTAATCACTACTTTGGTTATGTCGAAAATATCAAAGAAGGCACTGTAAACCTCCAAGGGCTTCTTTTCGTCCAGGAACTCACGGAGCTGCCGCAGTTCCTCGGTCGGGTAGTCGTCCGTTATGACACCGCCACGCACCGCCTGGACACCTATAACAATGTTGATAGCCCAGTCGCCCTCATTTATGTACTCTTTCACTGTGCCGTCCCGCCCGGTCAGGGCTGTGCAGACAATACGCCGCTCACGGCTGACCGCCGCCACTGCGTCCGTTATTTCCAGTTCTGCGCCGTCCTCCTTGCGGAAGGTAAGAGTACAAAGGGCGTAACGGCCCTCCCAATATGCCCGGTCGGTTATCGGTGTGCCGACCTCATGGGTGGTTATGTCATTGCCGCGACCCTCCCAGCTCGGGGCTTCGCCTGTGCGTCCGGGCTTGAACCTTATAAGCGACTTTGCAGCGAACTGCGCCGCACCGACCGCCATAAATGATATGCTTACGGGTAGTTTCATTCTGTTGCCAGTTGGGTATCATTGAGCGCACCCATTAAAGCCTCAAGCACCCGCTCCTTAATCTGTTCGGTGCCCTCGCTTACGGTCGCTGCATGCAGTTCTATGCGCTCAACCAGTTTCTCTATGTTGATTGTCACGTTGCGGATTTTTCCGCTGCCACTGTCCCCGGATGTCGTGCCTTTGCCGGTGGCCGTCCCCAGACTGCCGCCCGTGGGGTCCACCACCTTGGGAATTTCCACCTCGGGGACTTCCGTCCCGGTTCCGTTGGTGGCAGGGGTCTTTCCTTTGGCTTTCTCCGCTGCCTGCTTCTTGGCGGCTTCGCTCATTTCTGCATCGTATGCCTCATTGAACGCCGCGCCTATCTGCTTGCCATAGTCGGAAAATCCGGCTTTCAACTTATTCAAGGCGTTGGAAATGCCTTTTGCATCAAGGCTGAAAGCGGCTTTAATGAGGTCGCCGATAGCACCGAATGTCTGCTTTGCAAGTTCTCCGATACCGGTAAAACAGGCTTTGAAAGCTGCCCACGTTCCTTTGAGCACCGCCCTGAATTTTGCGGAAGTGTTCCAGAAGTACACACCAATGGCGATAAGGGCGGCTATGGCTGCCGCTATCCAGCCCACTATCGGGATATTCATTATCGCAATACTTACGGCACGGCAAGCGGTCTTTGCGGCTGTGGCAAAGGCGGCAAAGGATGTGGAGGCTATGGTGGAAAATGTCGCGGAAGCTGTGCCGCCGGTCACGAAGGACAGAACCAGTGCACCCAAGCCTTTAAGGGCATTGAATATGCCGACCGTGGCGAAACGAAGCACCGCAAAGGTGGCCTGCACCATATTGGCCTTAAACCCGCCGCTCACGACAATGCCTGCCGCCAAAGTTTGGTTATACATGACAAGACCGACGGTGGCGGAAATAAGGCGTGTGCGGATTGCGGAAAACATCCCGGCCCAGTTCAAACCTTTTATCCACATCATCAGTTTGCCGACACCAAGCAAAAGGGGCATGAGCTGCGCCAATGGGGTCAATAGCCCCATAATGGCTCCTGCCCAAAGGGTGGTGTCACCGGTGGCCTGGAAAACCGATATTTTGAAGTCCTCGATTTTCTGGTTCACTACCGCCTGGCGCTCGGCATAACTCTGCATGATGATTGCCGCCTGGTCTGTGGCGCTGTTCGTCCCGGTAACGGCTTGCGTGAAGCCGTCCAACGCTTCTGTGCCTTGTATCAGCGCACGGGCGGCGTTGGCGTTCTCCACACCGAAAAACTTTGATAAAAGCGCACTGTCGTTTAACATAGGCTTCAACATTTCGAGCCGCTCTTTCAGGCTCTTGCTGTTGTCGCCCAACGCCACCACATCAATGCCCGCCTTTTGCAGTTCCTCGGCTGCCTGCTTCTCCACAAACCTACCCTTTGAAAGCTGACCCAGCACGTTACGAAGGGCGACACCGCCCTCACTGGCTTTCTTGCCGGCTTTGTCAAGCACCTGGATTGCAGCGTTGGTTTCCTCAAAGCTGACATTTGCCGCCTTGGCTGCCATACCGCACTGTTGCAAGGCTGCGGATATTGCCGGAAGCTCTGCCGACCCCGCCTGACCCGCTGCCGCCATTACGTTCATCATGCGCGCCATTTCCTCACTGGCTGCCATTGGGTCCTCAAGGCTCACGCCGTACTGGTTCATCGCCGTTGTCAGGACCTGGGCGGCCGCCACGCCGTCGCCTCCCATCAGCTTACTGGTGATTTGGATGTTGTCACCCATAGCGCGCAGGGCTTCGGGATATTTGCCAAGCTCCGGGCTTAACTGGGACAAAAGCAACTTATAACCCTCCACGGCCACACTGGCATCCGTGCCGAAGGTCTTGGCGGACTGACGGGCGAAGCTCTCAATCTGCTTAAGACTGTCACCCGTAACGCCTGCAACGGCGCTAAGGTCGTGCATATTGCGGTCAAGCGCTATGCCGGACACGCTGAATGCGTCTGTCGCCTGCTGCAAACCTGAAAGGGCATTTTTAACCAAATCAATACCGGCCAGCACCGTGGTAAGTTTGCCGATGCTGTTCTGCGCACCGTCAACCTTGGCCGAAAAGTCCCCGGTCGCAGTGCTCATGCCGTTAATGGTGGCAGTATAATTGCCCCCGATATTGAAAATGTAGTCAAAAACGTTAGCCATATCAGATTATTTTATTACTTTTGCATTGTGTTAAGTTCCTAACATTATGGTCAATATATTAGCTCACATAATAGGTTGGATTTTCGCCGCTGCCTTGGTACTCGGTATCTTGGGGCTTGTCCTCTATTTGATTGACCTTTTCCGCTTCACTCTCTCAAAGAAAAGTGCCGGGCCGCTTCCGTGGTGGATGTTCTGGCGCTCTTAATGCTTCTTTTCGCCGAATAGCGCCGCGATAAGTTCCGCGCGGTTCCGGTTGCGCCACCGTTCAAGCCAAAGGGCCTGACCGTAGAGTGCCGCCCATTCCTCCTCCGTTTCCACTTCGTCAGGGTCTTTGTGAAGGTTCGCCCGTATCAAGGCGCAGCCCTTGGCGAATGTGTCCTCGTTATCATCATCCGCCAAAGTGTGCGCCTCTACAAGTTTTTTATGGAACCCATGCAGCCGTTTACCAGCTTGCCGAGCTGCACCTGCACCGCCATGAAAAGGACGGCGTCCGTGCCCAGTTCCTCACTGCCACCCAGCCAACAGTTGTTAAACATTATCTTGCCGGCTTCCACCTCGTCGGTCTTGGATACCTTGGTTATTGCCTTGATTGTCGCGAAGTCGGGGCGCTTGAAATAGCCTATATGGGTGTCCTCACCGTCCACGATGTCCACACGGTAGACCTTGCGGTGCTTGTTCTTCCACGCTGCCAACTGCTCGGGGGTAACACCCCCGTCGAATGTCTGTGCCTGTACGGCTTCTTTATTCTCGTTCATACTGTTTAATTGGTGTTTAATCGGTTTTTAATTGACTGCCAGTGGCCGTTAAGGTCATTAACGCTTAACGGCCGCTGATAAGGTTTTAGGCTGCTTTCGCACCCCATTCAATGTGTGAAGGTACGAGCGGAAGTTCAACCTCCTGCCCGGTGTCGCCCTCTTTCCATTTCCGGGCGTTGCCAGAAAACTGGCAGTTGCGGATTTTGTCGGTTACGATTATGCCGCTGTCAGGCAGATACTGGACAATTACGTCAAAAGGCGGAAGGTCTTGCAGTCTGCCGTTGGGTGCCTGCGCCTGGAGCGCCTGCACCTCTTCCTGATACAAAATCAGTTTGCCGTTAGGGGTTATGCGCCCTTTGGCTCGACCAACAGGGTGACGGCCAGCGCCCCATTTGTTTACGACTTCCTGCTCGTCGCCGTACTCTATGCCGACAATACCCGTTACAGGTACGCCGCCGATAAGGATAACAATATCGGCCCATGCGCATAGCATACCATTGACCAAGGGGATGCCATTGTTTATTACACTTGCCATTTGTCTTTATTTTTTGAGGTTATACGGTTTTTGCGAAACCGATCTTAATGTTGATATGGCGGATTACAGGACTTGCCACGTTCTTGATTACGATGTCTATGCGGCTTGTGCTCGCCACATCCTGCTCGGGGTCTATCTCGGCTTTGTAGCCGCTCAGTTCCCCGGCGCGCTCCATGTCCTCGAGCGCATGGTTCGCAACGCTTTCAAGATAACTTACGCTGTAACTTGCCAGCTTGCCGGTCTCTGCATCCACATAGACATTACCGCCCAGCTCGGGCACTATGTAGGTACGGACACCGCGCACGGCCTTGTCCATGGTACGCACACTCTCAATGGCGGCGTAGTCGCTTGTGGCTTCGTCCATGGTGTGGCTGTCGTTCATATAGCTGCCGGTCTGTCCGGGCTGCGTGATAAAGAACAGATAACGGGCTTTGTCCAGCTGCTCCACAAGGGCCTTGTCCAAATCCCGGTAAAGGGTTCCGTCACCGAAGGCGGGGACACTTATGCCGGTCGGGAACTCACGCACCCACGCAATGCACTGGTGGACCTTGGCACGGCTCAGAAGTCCCAGAACGGTGCCCAGTCCGCTGACGCTGCTCTTGGCTGCGTTGCCCTTGTCTTTATAGAGGGTTGCGCCCGTTCCGCTGCCTGCCTGGCCGATTACCACGCTGACACGGCTCTTGCCGATGCCGGCTGCGTCCTGCGTTATCTGTTTGATGTTCGCCACTTTCGGGGCATACAGAATGGACAATTCGGCTGCCTGGTCTGCCAGCGTGTCGCCAATTCCTTGCAGAGTGACGATGTCGTCGGCACTCATGTTGCGGTCGCCACACCATACGCCTATCTGCCTGATACGGCCACCGGCATAATTCTGCACGGTTTTCAGTTCGGCAAAGCTGTAGGCGTCATTTGCGCCGGTAGGCTTGGCGAAAATACCGACATACAGGCTGACCGCCGGATTGGTGCGGTAAATCTCACTGAGGTGGTAGTGCATCACCCGGACCGCCCAACTGGCGGCGTCGGCGGTGATGCCGGCTGCTTCCGCCGCGTCTATCGTGGAAAGGGGCTGCACCCGGTCGGTCTTGAAACTTGCCGGGGTCTCCGCGTCGGGCAGATAGGCCACAAAGCCGGATATATGGTCCTCGCCTTGCAGCGTCTTGGGGACATTCCCGTTGGTTCTTTCGATGGTTAGTCTTGTGCTCATTCCGCCGTTACTTTAATAAGTTCTTTATTGGGCAGGTTGGCGGCGTGTGCCTTTGCGTCTCCCTCTAAGGGGAAACACTGGCCGTCGTCCGTCACCCATACCTGTGCCAGTTTGTGAAGTTTGCACGCTTCACGACCCACTGCCTTAAGCATTGCCGGTACATCCGCCTTGCCGGGCTTCTGCGCCTTGGGTTTGGTGTTGCCCTTGGGCTCTTTTGCCTGGGTTTCGGGGGCTGCTGCCTCCGTCCCGGTCTGCTTGGTATCTTTTGTTTCGTCTGCCATGTCGTTTATCGTTTTTTGAGTTTATAAATTATGTACCCGGCTACTGCCAGGATAATGATTGCCACGCCCCACATAACGCCCTTTTTGATGCACTCCCAAAAGCTTGGCGGTCGTTCCGCCACGACTACCGCTTCGGACAATTCGCCACCGTCATAGGTCTGCGCTTCCTTGACTTCGGCGGTTTCCTCTGCATGGTATGCCGTCACTTCGCGACTGGTACCGGTGCGGTCGGTGCGCTGCCTGATCCGGGCTTTCACTGGATGCGCCCCGGTCTGTGGGTCCGGCTCGGCTTCGGTGTCGTAGATTTCAATCTCCGTAACCGTCACCGCCTCGGCGGTTTCCTCATGGCTCTGCGCCTGTTCCTGCCGGGTCTGCGTTTCCTCCTGCCGGTTGGTGGTCTCCTGGATCTGCGTTTCCTGTCTGGTGCTCTCCAGAACTTGTCGGGTAGAGGAGCAACTCGTACTTAACAGGGCAACGCTCAACATGAGGACACCCCCAAATGCGCTCAAGCGCGACATTAAGCCGTTGTACGTCATTCCTTAATTTGTTTATTTCGTCTTGAAGCGGCGGAACTATCGACTGCATGAGGATGTCGGAAGCCTTGCGCACATTTTCAAGCTCGTGGCTCTTTACTTCGGCGATTTTGTCTTTCAGCTCCGCACGGAGCTTGCCGACCTCCACCTCATATTTTGCACGTTCGACTCTTCGTCCTACCCACGACCCTAACGGGCCGGCTACCGCCGCGACAAGCGATGCTACTATGGTAGTGATTAGTTCGCCGCTCATTCACGTTGTTACTGTTTTATGCCTATGGATTGCAGCCACTCCGAAACCTCGAAGCTCGGGCAGGCTTTCATCCATTCGCAGGGTTCTATTTTTCCGTTGTTGTTTCTGTCGGGGCTGAGGTCCCGGTGGCCAATGATTTTTACATCGGGGTGGCGCTTGTGGAAGTCGCGCACATACTCGGCCATTGCCTTGCGCTGTGCTGCGGTTCTGGTGTCCTTGGGCTTCATTTGGCTGTCAAGTCCTCCGGCATAAACAATGTGTCTGCTTACACTGTTGTAACCGGCTGCCCCGTTGGTGATTTCCCAACCGTCCACAAATGCGTCCTCGTTGTTCTTCACAAGCCGCTCACGGGTGCCGTCCAGCCGAAACAAGTCCGTATAACCGACCTGCCGCCAGCCACGCCCTTGGGGCTTCGGGCTTGTGTGCATCCGCCGGATGTCGGCGGCGCTCACATCCCTGCCCTCAGGCGTTGCAGTGCAATGGATAACCAGATATTTTAATTTCAGCTTTCCCATGCGTTAGGCTGCCGGTTTAGGGGCGCTCACGATTGCCGCGCGGCTCTTGGTGTCAGTCAAAGGCAAACAAATGCCCCACTGGCGGAAGTTCACAAGGTTGCGGTGGTAGAGTGGGTCATTCTTGGCGTCGCTGTGGTAGAAGGTGGTGGAGCCGTAGGCTTTCATCATACGGCCGGCGTAGAACGCCACGGAAGCGCGGGCGTCACCTGTTGCAACCGTTGCACCCCAGGCTTTCTTCTTGCCGGTGCTCATGGTGTAGTATGGTGTGCCGTCATACTCGTAGATGTCAAAGCCGTACATGCGGCAAATCTTGCCCTCGGTCTGGTTGATGTTGTAATGCTCCTTGAACTTCTGCTCGGTCTCCAGCAGGTCATTTACATGGTCACTGCAAAGCACCAGGATGCGGTCTTTCTGGGGGATGCCCATTGCGTCAAACTTGCGTTTGAGGGTCAGAATGTCGTTATAGGTCATTTTCAGGCGTGTGCCGTCACTCGCTCCTGTGGTCTTGATTACGGGCGCACCCTCCTTGTCTGCATCCGGGGCGATTGCGTGGATGGCTTTCTGTGCTATCTTCTCACGCAGCGCGTCACGGTGGCGCTCCTGGACACTGGCCATTTTGTCGTAACTGATAGCGTGAAGCTCATCATCTGTTACAGGGGTGGCCTCGGTGTCGAACTTGTCAAGGCTGATAGGCTTGTCTGCGTCCGTCAGGGACGTAATGGCAAGGGGATAACTGGTGTTGTTCACAAGCACGTTGGGGTCGCCTCCCATTTCCGTGAAGTGGATAACATCATTTTCCACATATTGGTTATAGGAACGGATGCGCTGCATCCAGCCCAACGCCTCGGGGGCAGTGCGGAAAGTCTTAATCATTTCACCCGTCCAGATTTCAGTCAGGACACCGGCACGCGCCACACCTGCGGGGGCGAACTGCCCGGCAACAAGGGCAACGGCATTACCTGCCACTACTCCGATGCCGGGGTGCAAGCCTACCACAGAAGCAAGCACGGCACCGGAGGCACTGTTGAAAGCTACCGCGCCCACAATAGCGAACAGGGCGCACATCACTTTTTTAAGAAAATTGCTTTTTGCGTTCATTGTTTATTACATTAATTGGTTGTTGTTCGGTTAGTCTTTGAGTTCCGGGCAGTCGACACCATATTCAGCCTTGAAAAGCTCGGCATACTTTGCGGGATTGTCCTTGCGCAGGTTCATAAGTTCCTTTTCGGGCACTTCACTGAGCTTTGCATACTCCTTGGGCTGCGCCGCGCTTCCGGGGGCGCTCTCCTTGCCAAGGTGGAGCACTTCGGTAGGCTTCTGCTGCGGTGCCATGAGCTTCAGCGTGGTCGTCAGGTTCTCCAGTCCGGCGGACTTGCCCAACTCAATGAAATGGTCGCGGTTCTCTGCCACAATTCGCCTTTCTGCGATGGCCGCGTCTACCGCCGACGTTACGGCCGCCAACTGGATGGTCTCTGCCTGGTCGGCCTTGGTTTTGAGCAAGCGGAGCGATGCCAACGCCTGCTCCTCGGTCGCTGTTTCAGGCAAACCGAGCAGGGTTAAAAATTCCTTGTTCATTTGGTTGTTTATTTGTTGGTTACTATTGTCCTCACCCTCGCTCTGCTTGGGGTCGGCGTTTAATTTCAACATGGGGAGTGCCGGGTGTTCCTCACCGGCTGCAAGTGTCAACAACTTACCTTCGTGGTAAAGCCCTACCTGTAAAGCGTCGTCATTTGCGCCGATGTCCACCACCGACACCTCTATCAATTTACTTTTGGTAATGGTCGGGCGTGTCTGTCCTGGCACAAGCAATGATGGGTCGTCGCTCACCTCTAACACTTCAAGGCCGGCGCTGAGCATGCGCAATGTGCCACGCTCCCATTTCTTTGCAATGTTGCGCTCTTCTTCCGTGTCCTCGTCAAATTTTGGTGTGCCATAAATAACATCTCCATCCTGCCGTACTTGTTCTATAATGCCAATAGGCATATTTTCCCGACCTCCACGTCGGTGCATATAGAGGAGTACCGGGTTCTTATGATATTGGCCAAGGTCTATTCCCTCGGTCAAAACCCTTGCGCCATAACTATTAAGGCTCGGGGTGGTTATTATTGCTTCTTTCATTCGTCTAAAAAATAAAGCCGGGCCCGCGTAACGCCGCAATGGTGTGGAGGGGTGGTGTGCGCTCGGGGCGCCGGCTTCGTTAATCAATCTTTTTACCTTATACTGATTGTTTGTTGCGGAGGCGGGAATCGAACCCGCGACCTTTGGGGAATGAGCCCAACGAGCTACCGCTGCTCTACTCCGCTAAGTCGTTCAGCACCGCAAAATTGCGCACATTTTGAAGCACGGCAAAAAAGAGTGTAAATCTTTTACACTCTTTTTTATTGTAAGCCCATTTTAAGCCAATTTTGCACCGTGGAAGCGTGTCCATAGTGGATGCGCCATACTTCTTAAAACTGGTTTTAATATGAATGGCAACTAAAAAAGAACTTGAAAAGATGCGCGAACACGCACGACTGCTTTACATGCAGGGAGAACCGCAGAAGGCCATTGCGGAAAAGGTCGGCGTTTCGGCACAAACAGTAACCAAGTGGGTGAACGACGGGGGATGGCAGGCTGCGCGCTCCGCTGCCAACATTACACGCCCGGAACTTGTAAACAAGATTTTGAAAAGCATCGACGTACTGGTCGAGGACCTCGTGAATGAGCCAAGCCCGGAAAAGACGGCGGCCGCTGCTGACAAACTTGTGAAATTCTCCGCCACCATTGAGCGGTTGGACAAAAAAACTTCCGTCGTGGACATTATAGAGGTATTTATGGCTTTCAGCAAGTGGCTACAATATCGTATGAGCTTCGACCCGAATGTAACCCCCGAACTGATACAGACAATTAACCATTATCATGACCTGTTCATCAGTGAACAGCTCCAGAAAACTTTTTAGCGCATGGCAACAAAAGCGGAAATAATAAAAGCACAGGAACGGTGGAAACAACACTGCGAAACCGTACAGACGGCCACGGCCGTAAACATAAACGAGACACAGGCGCAACGCCTTGCACGTATCAGACACCTGCGCACGGATTATGCCGCTTTCGTGGATTACTATTTCCCGCACTGGACCGTAAACCCGGAAACCGGCAAAGCGACACCATGCGCACCTTTCCATGTGTCTGCCGCCAACAAAATTTTGAAGGACCGGAACCTTAAGGCGGCTTTCCAGTGGCACCGTGGCGCTGCAAAATCCACCAACATGGATGTCTTTGTCCCCATGTGGCTAATGGCCCAGGAACACCGGGAAATAAATGTCATGGTTCTGGTCGGAAAAAGTGAGGATAACGCTAAGACACTGTTAGGTGACATTCAGGCGGAATTACAGTACAACCAGCGTTATATCCATGATTTCGGGGAACAGTATAACGCCGGCTCATGGGAAGAGGGACAGTTTGTCACACGCTCAGAAGTGGCGTTTTTCGCCCGTGGCCGTGGCCAGTCGCCCCGTGGTCTGCGCTACCGCTCACACCGTCCGGACTATGTCGTTATTGACGACCTCGACGACGACGAACTGGTGGAAAGCCCGGCACGTGTCAGCAAATTGTTTGACTGGGTGCGCTCCGCATTGTTCGGAACTCTGGACGGCGGACGCGGACGCTTCATCATGGTGGGCAACCTCATTGCCAAAAATTCAGTGTTGGCAAAGTGGTGCGACATTAAGTCGGTGCATGTTACCCGGGTGAACATCTACGACAATAAAGGCGGTATTTCCTGGGCTTCCAAATGGACACCGCAGGAAGTCAAGAACATTGAGGATGTGGTGGGTTATCGTGCCTTTCAAAAGGAATACATGAATAACCCGATAATCGAAGGCGCCATTTTCCGCAACGAGTGGATCAGGTGGGGCAAACGTCCGGCATGGTCCAAGTTCTCGGAAATTGTCCTGTATATTGACCCCTCTTTCAAAGGCTCTACCAAGAACGACTACAAGGCTGCGAAGCTCTGGGGAAAGGCCGGCACACTTTTTTACCACCTCCGCGCCTTTGTCCGCCAGTCCTCGGTTGCTGAAATGGTGCGGTGGTGTTATGACCTCTACGAGTGGACCCGGGAGCAGGGTATTTCCGTCCGTTGGTACATGGAAGCCAATTTTATGCAGGACACCATACTTGACGAGTTCCGCCGTGAGGGTGAACTGCGTGGCTACCAGCTGCCCATTACAGGCGACAAGCGCAAGAAGCCGGACAAGTTCCAGCGTGTGGAAGCAATCAGCCCGCTGTGGGAGCGTGGCTTTGTAGTGTACGACGAGACACAACGGGACGACCCGGACATGCTTGCCGGCATTGACCAGACTTTGGCTTTTGAAAAAGGTATGCGCGGACACGATGACGCCCCCGATGCCGACGAGGGCGCTATATGGATGTTGCAACGTGACACCCGCGCAAAATCGTTTAACCCCTCTTTCGGTAGGAGGACTAATGCAAAAAATGTATCATGGTAATTATTGACTACATCCGCGCCTGCGTATTTGACTGGCGCAAGAAAAAGGCTATCAAGCAAGCAAAAAAATCAGCGGAACTTTACCGCAAAAAGTACCTGGTGCTCGTACATAACGGTCGCCCGGTCTGTGTTTCAATGCAGGGCATTAAACAACTGATAAGGCAACACAGGTTTGCCCCGGGCTTCACCGCAGAAAAGGCCCGGCAAATCGCCATTTATGAAGCTGTGCCCTCTAACACCTCCGCCCATGTTTCTGACCATTGAGGATTACCGTTCTGTCTGCGACCAATACGAATTTGAGCAGATAACACAGAATGAGGAGATACGGCTTACTGCGGAAGCCGCTGCGGTAGAACAAATATCCTCATACTTGCGGCACCGCTATGACACCGACCGCATTTTCTCCGCCGTCGGGGAATGCCGCAACCCTATGGTCGTACAGTGTGCCGTCAATATATCCCTGTGGCTTATGGTTCACCGTCTGCCGCAGAATATGGGCCATGAGCGCCGGGAATGCCTCTACAACGACGCCATTAAGTGGCTGCGCGATGTCCAGGCTTCCAAGGCTTCCCCGGATCTGCCGGTGTACGTGTCCGAGGACGGCTCCACGGACACACACAACCCCATACGCACGGGCTGCATGAAGCCCAACCGTTACGACTATTAAAAACCAATTAAACGCTGTTTAACCGATGTTTCTACTATGCGCTAAAATAGAGATTAAGGGCGACCGCTCGTGGTCGTTCGACTTCGTGAATGCCGTGGAGATTACCCGCGACACGGAAAAGCTGACCACCGAAGCCAAAATCACCATGCCCAAAAAAGTAAAGTGGGACGGTGCGGACGAAATACCGGTAAAGCGTGGCGATACGGTCACTATTTCACTGGGGTATGATGATAATCTGCAAACGGCATTTGTCGGATATGTCAGGGATGTGGGCTTCAAAACGCCCATAGTCATAACCTGCGAGGATGAGATGTTCAAACTGAAACAGATGCCGGCACAGAAAAAGGCGTACCGCTCTGTCACGCTTGAAACCCTCCTGAAAGACCAAGGGATTGGCTACCGCCTTAACATCATGGGGGAGCAGTCACTTGGGGCTTACAGGGTGACGGCTGACACGGTGGCCGCCTTGCTCGGCAAACTTGCGGAACAGGGTGTCCGCTCATTCTTCCGCTATGAGGACGGGGAACCGGTTTTGTACTGCGGTGTGCTCTTTGAAAGGGACACCAAGCCCTCCCAAGTGTTCAAAACCGGGCTTAACATCATATCAGACCAAAGCCTGCAACATCAGAAGGCGGAAAATATGCGTCTGCGTGTTAAGGCGGTCAGCCTCATGCCGGACAACAAAAAAATTAAGGTGGAGGTTGGCGACGCGGACGGGGAACACAGGACACTGCACACCTACAACAAGAAGGAAAGTGAACTGAAAGCCTGGGCGGAACAGGAAATAAAGCGCCTGAAACGCGACGGGCTGACCGGCTCGTTTACCACTTTCGGGCACACACTTGTTGATTGTCTGGATGCCGTCGGCATTGTCATTGACGGGGTTAAAATGGGCGTGTACCAGGTTAAGAAAAATGTGATTAAATACGGGGATGGCGGCTACCGTCAGGAAATAACCCTCGGGCTGCGTGTCGGCTAAATTATAAGACTATGGGAAGTATAAGAGACGCAATAAGACAACTTGCACAACCGGACGGGGAAACGGTCGCCCTTGTGTGTACCGTGGACGAAATAGACAAAGAAGCCCGTACCGTGGACTGCACACCAATAAACGAAGGTGCGCCGCTCCTTGGTGTTAATCTGCAAGCCAATCAGGGGTCAGACTTCGGTCTGGTCATTTACCCGGAAAAGGGGGCTTATGTAGTGGTGGGCTTTGTGGCCGACGGTGCCGCCGGGGTGGTACTTGCCACTGACAAGATAGAGTCTGCAGAACTGGTTATCGGGGAAACCTCCGCCGTGCTCGATGCGGACGGCTTGCGTGCCGAAACTTCCAAGATGTCCGTACACATCAATAAGGAGGACATTGTTTTCAACGGTGGCAATTTGGACGGCTTGGTCATTATCCAGAAGCTCACGGACAAACTCAATGAGTTGGTCAATACATTTAACAGCCATACACATAATGTTACCGTATCACACCCAGGCGGTTTGTTTACCACCGTTGCACCGGGTAGCACCGCAAACCCATTTAACAAGGCTGATTACGAAAACACAAAAATAAAGCAATGAAAATTATAGGACTTCAAACCGACACGGAAACGGCGGACTTGCTCGTTCATCAGCGCGCTGCCGTAGTTGCAGAGGCTTCCGGCTTCATTGCCGAAACTGTCCTCCGTGCCGCACCGGGGGACTTCAAAGAAATGCCCCTGCTCGGTGCGGATGCGCCCGCCATGCTCGCCGCCAACCGCGACCCGTTCTGGCCGGGGAACACTAAAAAGATGCTGCGTAACATCGGGCTTGATGTCGCGGCCATAACCGTTGCCGACACCGGCGTAATTACACTTTCATAGCTATGGAAATAACAGTAAAGGACCGCCAGACACTTCTTGACCTCGCTATCGTTGCCCTCGGCTCTGCTGCCGGGGTATTCGCGTTTGTAAGGCGCAACGGCATATCCCTGACCGCCAAACTGACGGACGGACAAACCCTGGCATACGATGCCGCCGACATAATTGCCCCGACAATACGCGACACATACGACGTGCGCGGGCTGTCCCCGGCTACCGACATTGACAGCCAGGAATATCAAAGCCTGCTGATTGCAACAGGCACAAGCGTTAAACGCTATACACCGGCGAACAAACCAATGGGACTGCCTGCCGATACGCTGCAAGTGGACCCGTTGGAGGAAGCCCTTGCAGATGTCATTGCAGGACGGCCACCCAAAGAGAACCCGGAAATACACCTCACACGTATATTTCAAAATCCGTTCGACGACACATTCGCATAATTTTAATACTCATTATAATGGAAAATCTTACACCCATACCTCTGCCGCCGCTTGATACCAAGGAACTGGCAGAACGTGCCGCCGCCATTCGCGATGCGGTACAGGCAAAGACTGTATCAGCCGCACAGGTTGGCTCCCTGTTTTATGACCTGGTGCAAAGCTGCGGGGATGTCCGGGCGGCTCTCGGACTGTTCATAAACACCAACCTGCCGGAAATACAGCAGGACATTGACCAAAGACTCGCCGGGGTGGACGAAGCGGTGGGCAAAGCCGCAGCAGAGTTGCAGAAGTCCGAAGCCGCACGCGCCTTGGTGGAGTCCCTGGTGGCCAAGCTCTCATCCCAGAACCTCGCCGCACCTGTCCGCATTGACATACAGCGGTGTCCCGGCTCTGTCACGCTCACCAACACGATGCGCCCCCGGATTGATGCCACCTTGTTCCCTCATTTCGGGCTTGGCTCCATTTTCTTCTATGCCGAAAACTCAGCCGCAAGGATAACGCCGGACGGGGAAATAATGCCATTGGAACAGGGAACCGCCCACATTTATGCAGTGGCAACCGGGAACACATCCGTTTACAAATCTATCAGCATTGAGGTGGTGCCGCCACGTCTGCGCCTTGCAGGGGATGCGCTGCGCCTCGATGCGGAAGGCAATATAAGGCTTACATAATGGCACAGGTTAGACACATAAACTACAAAAGCGACTTTATTCTCCGTGAGCGTTTCCGTAATGCTTCCGGGGATATTGTCGCACTGCCGGACGTGGACTTCACGCTTGAATACCAAACCAGGCACGGGCATAGGTTCACAGCTTCACGCACAGGCGGCAAGTATGAGAATTGCACACCTGACGGGGATGCGCTGCTTGTCATTTTCAAGGATCACGGGCTTTGCGAGGGCACACTGTGCCGGGAACTGCATTTGTGTCTGATTAACGACCTTATGCCGGACGGCCTGCAAAATGTCTATTACCCCGAAAAAATCAACGTGGAATTGTGGCACCTGGCCACCGACACCGAGGGAGTTATAGAGTGCGACACATTGGCCGCCTACACCCGTGGACTTCCGTTCACTTATGAGGACTTCACGCCGGAACAACTGGCGAAGCTCAAAGGCGACAAGGGCGACCCGTTCACTTATGAGGATTTCACCGCCGCACAAATACAGTTACTCCAGAAGCCGGCAACGGATGCGGCGGGACTGGCCGGCGAAGCGACCAGGAAAGCCAACGAAGCGACCGCAAAGGTACTGAAGCAGGGGCAGGAACTTGCCGCCACTTCAGACAAGGCGGTTAAAGAATGTGCCACAGAAACACAGAAGGCAAAAACTGCCACCGCACAAGCGAACACAGCCACACAGAACGCACAGGCTGCCGCCGTGGAAACACAGGCAGAAAGGGTGCTGACGGAACAGACACGCCAAAGGCTTGAAAGTGTGGCGGACCGTGCGGAACAAGTGGCGCAGCCCGTTCCCTCCGGGCTTCGGGTGGAAACACCTGCACCCGTAACCATTGGCAACCCGGTGCCCCGGTATATCGCCGCAAAGGTGCTGCCGCTTTCCGCACTGCAAAATATCATTTTCCAGACGGACGGAACTGCTGCCGGGATTGAGCCGGACGGGCGCATAGTGCCCAAAGAACCGGGAACGCAGCGGGTGCACATCATCCCGACGGGCGGCACGCGGTACTACAAAACCGTTACCCTTACCGTTGTGGTTCCGGCCCTGCGACTGACCGCCAACAACACGCTGCGCCTGGATGCGTCCGGAAACATTCGTTTAACTTAAGATTTTGAATAATGGCAAACCTCATTACAAACATACGGGAATGGTTCGACCGCCCCACAAGGTCGGAAATAATGACCCTTGCACGCAAAGCGTCAAGCAAGCAAGGGCTCAAGGTCACGGCGCAGTTGCTCCAGCAAACCGACACCCTGACAAAAAAGGACATTGCAGACTGGCGCAGTGCCCACCAGATGGCTATTGACTACGAGAACCCCAACCGCTGCCGGCTTTATGACATTTATGCCGATGCGGTTCTGGATGCCCATTTGTCCGGATGTATTGGCCAGCGCAAGGGCAAAACGCTGCAAAAGGACTTCCGACTTGTGGGTAAGGACGGAAAAGAGAACACCGAAGCCACCACACTGTTGCAGCAGGAATGGTTCACGGACTTCATGGACCTTTGCCTTGATAGCCGCTTTTGGGGGCCGACCCTCATTCAGTTGGGGGACATTATCCACGACGAGGAGGGCGTTATGCGTTTTGACGGGGTGGAACTGGTACCGCGCAAGCATGTTGTACCTGAATATGGGGTCGTGGTAAGGTCGCCCGGCGACGACTGGCACAGCGGCATACCTTACACCGAGGGGGACTTCGCCAACTGGGTTGTGCCCGTCGGCAAGGGGCGTGACCTCGGTCTGTTGTTGAAGTGCTGCCCGTCCTGCATATCCAAAAAGAACATGCTCGCTTTCTGGGATATGTTCGGCGAAATTTTCGGCCAGCCTATGCGTATTGCCCACACATCCAGCCCGGACGAAAGCGAACGCAGACGGATTGAGGAAGCGCTCCAGAATATGGGCGCAGCGTTCTGGTCACTGTTCCCGGAAGGCACGGACATTGAGATTAAGGAAAGTAGCCGGGGCGATGCCTATAATGTATATGACAAGCGCGTGGACCGCTGCAACTCGGAGCTGTCCAAGGCGGTGCTCATGCAGACTATGACCATTGATTCGGGGTCCTCGCTTTCCCAGTCGGAGGTACACCTTGAAATTTTTGAGCGTGTCACGGAAAGCGATGCCGCAATGGTGGCAAATGTCGTTAATGGGCGACTGCTGCCGCTCATGGTGCGCCACGGCTTCCCGGTGAAGGGCTTGCGCTTCCAGTGGAACAACGCGGCCAGCTATACCCCGGCGGAACAGCGCGAAATTGAACGCCTGCTCCTGGAGTATTACGAAATTCCGCCCGAATACTTCACCGACAAATACGGCGTACAGATTGCCGGCGCTCGTGAAGCAAAGACACAGCCCGACCGTTTTTTCGACTAAGCCCCGCACCAGATGCCGGGCTGCGGGGCTCATATCTTGCGTTTAACCGCGCTTTGGGCGACTTGTATAGTGACGACCTCCTGCGCCTCGCAGAAGGCGACACGCGCCCCGATTTTGACGATACGGCCTTTTCCGATGCTGCCGGCATGGTCTACAAGGCAGGACACTTTGATGCGTCCATGCTGAACACCCCGGAAGCTCGCGAAATGATTGCCGAAACGCTCCGCGTACTTAAAACCGGCATTGATTCAGGGTTGCCCGTGGATGTGCCGGAAGTGCTGCGCTATGCCCTCGAAAATAACGCTTTCATCTTCTCTGGCTTTAAGGCTTTCCACACGCTCCGGGAGGTGGGGCTGTCCCTGCTGACCGATAAGGGCGAAATAAAGCCGTTTGAGACATTCCGCAAGGATGTGGAGACAATTAACAAGCGCTATAATCATAACTACCTGTATGCGGAATATAACCACGCCGTCGGGGCTTCGCTAATGGCTTCACGGTGGCAACAGATTGAAGCCGACGGCGACAAGTACGACCTCCAGTACAGAACCGCCCAGGATGACCGGGTGCGTGAAGATCACGCCATACTGCACGGCACGACACTGCCGCCGTCCGACCCGTTCTGGGGCAAGTACATGCCGCCGAATGGGTGGAACTGCCGTTGTACCGCTGTACAGGTCAGAAAAGGCAAATATCCGCTTTCTGACCCTGACCTGTCCATGAAAAAGGGCGACAACTGCACCGAAGCCGCCAAACAGCAGATTTTCCGTTTCAATCCGGGCAAGGAACTGCAACTGTTCCCGCCTAAGCATCCATATTTCAAAGGGCCAAAGGCTGAACCGTTAAAACAGTCCATTGACGGTTATACACCGGTGGAATGGACACCCAAAACAATAGCCGAAGCGGAACAGTTCTACCGGGACCAGTTGGGCGTTAATTGTTCACTTGCCGGCTTCACCAAAACGGATATGGCACAGGTAGAAAGCATTTTCAGAAGCGTGGAGCGGCATTTCCAGTGTTTCCCCGAACTGAAAAAAGAAACCTTGTTTGTCGGTTCTGTGCTTGGTCGCATCAAACTGCTTTCCGAGCGCAAACTTGCTGAACTGAAAGCAGACCCGTATTATGCAAAGTATGGGGATGACATGCTGAAAAAAGAAGTAAGCCTATGGATTACCCGCATGAAAGTAAGGGCAGGAAAAAACACTTATGCCTATTCTCATGGGGCATTTAAGGATTGGGGACTGTCCGGCATTTGCTTCAACACGTCATGGAAAGGCGAAAAGATAGACAAGTCGCTTGAAAAGGATGTGCAAGCCAAATGGCACCCACCTGGCACCGGCACATTGAAAGCCGTTTTTGACCATGAACTCGGGCACGAGATTGACCGCCTTGTCGGGCTTCGCACTCATGGGGATTTCCTCAAAATATACAATGAGGAAAGGGCTAAGGGCAAAGCACACATCACGGAGAACCTGTCCACCTATGGCCATAAAAATGCGGCTGAATTTATTGCCGAGGCTTGGTCTGAATATCTGAATAACGAAAAACCGCGACCTATTGCGGTTGCGGTTGGAACTATCATTAAGAAAATGTATGCAGAAAAGTATCAGGACCCGGGTTCTTCGTCACCGTCCACATAAACGCGCATGGTATCACGGGGCTTTGCCGGCTCAAAGACATAATCGCCTTTTTGCTCCGGCAATACCGTGGTATGGCTTTCTGCATCAAGCAAAATGCTTAATGGGATGTTGTCAAAAGCCAAACAGGTATGTCCATGCTCAAAGTGCTTGCAGTGCTCACACATATAAGGGCATTCCTCTATTTTATCTGTAATTCTTGCCATGCCGCAAAATTACAACTTTTTTTTGGATTAACAACTAATAAAAGGTAACTAAATGCTCAACGCCAACGAATTAAAAACGGACATACTCAATGACCTGCGTGTGGAACTATCGGAAGAGTTCGACCGCAACTTTGAGCGAAAAGCCTTTTTCTCGGACAAATGGAAGCCACGCGCACACGATTACCCCAAAGGCTCGCTGCTGATTGTGACCGGTGCCATGCGCCGATCGACACAGGGGCGCGTTGAATGGAACGGGGTGCGGTTCTCGTCCGCCCTGGCATACACTGCCATTCATAACGAAGGCGGCACAGGGTTTAAGCCTGTCAAGTCTCACCAGCGCAAATCCAAGAAAGGAAAGGTCTACACCGTCCGGGCACATTCCCGTAAATTCACCATGCCAAAACGCCAGTTTATCGGGGACGGTCCAGACACGCAACGCCTCATTAAGGGCGTTATTGATGACAACCTGCAAAAGTTCAATTTATCACTTACCAACTTTATAAAGAAATGAGAAAAGCGATTTTTACAGCCATTGCGGATGCTCTCTGCCCGGCAAATCCGGCTGACCCGAAAGCCGACACATCCAAGAACATAGTCCCTTATGTGGACTTGTGGAATGACCAAGTAAACCTCCTTGGGGGCGGCACTGCCTTTGAAGTGCCGGCGGTGTTCGTGGAGTTTGAGCAAATAGACTGGAAACAGCAGAATGTCGGGGCACGCCGGGGCGATATCCCCGTGCGCCTCCATATCGTGACCCGTGCCGTACCCACACACGGCTTTCATGACCCACGTATGGCCGAAGCTCTGGCGGTCTTTGACCTGATAAATACGATTAACGCCAAAATGCAGGGACTGCGTGGGGAAGGCTTTGCCGGCTTCCAGATTACCACATCGGCGACCAACCACAACCACGCCGAACTTGTGGAGAATGTGGAGCGGTTGATTACATCAGCCCAGGACTGCACAGGTATGCGCAAAATGCCTCATGTAGTTGGTCTTTCCGCTGCTATCACCAGCAACAAATAAATAACATCCCCGGCGGATTTTTATGTCCGTCGGGGATGCCTGCAACTTCAACCGAATATTGTTGGTTGGTCGTCTTGCCGACCGTCAGGTTCAGTGTCGGGGTCTATTCCTAAATAGGTCAAATATGTGCGGTAACAAATACCATACTCGGGCTCTATATAATGACGCCAAACAGCCCTGTAACACTTCGCCTGATTGCCGGCTTCATAATGCAGCGCGGTAAGTGCTTTTATGTGCTTTGCGCGCGCTATCGTACTTTTATGCCGCTTTTTCATTGTCATTTGCCCGATTTTTCGTAAATTTGCACCATCCTTTTACATCGGGCGGCGTCTGTTTCTTTGTTTTCGGGCAAATGAGCTTACGCAGCCTTTTTTTATGCGCCTGCCTCTGCCTCCGGCTTTTCCGTTTCCTGTTCGGTTTCCACCAAGTCAACGTCTGTTATACCCAGCGGAATGTTGCGCCAGCCGTTGCCGGTCGTTTCATCACGGTACTGCGCCCGGATATAGCGGCGTGTTTCGGTCGGCATATAGCTTTCCTGGATGATTTTTACACCCTCCTTGAACTGGTCGTCGTTGCTTTCCTCCGCCATTTTGGCCAACTGGAGCACACGGCTTGCGTTGAGGTTGCCCTGCTTGTCCTTGCTCAACAGTCTAAGCACGGTATTGACAAGGGTCTTGGTCTTTTCATCGGTGGCAAGGCTTTCAATGTACTTGCGCACCATAGCGATGCCGGTCTCTGCCATGTCGTTCCAGCCGTCCACGGTATTGACACCAAGGGTCAGGCGCAGGGTGCTGTCCGAATTGGTGAAAGTGTGGCTAAACTGGCCGTCCTCCTTGAAGCCCACGACTTCCGCTTTCATATCAAGGACGGTTTGGAAGTTGCCGAACACGGTGTCCTTAACGGTTCGGATGTCCTGACTGAGCTTGCGAAGCTCTGGAACTGCTTGCGCCAGTTCATCGTCGACCATTTGCTGATAAGTGGCACGGGCTGCCTTGCGCCGTTCTGCCGCTTCTTTTTTCTCTTTTTCTGCCTTGAAGGCTTCCCATTCTTCCCGCTCTTTGGCGGTCATTGTTACTTGTTCACTCATTGTTAAACGATTTTTTATTAGTTATTAAATTGCTGTTTATCGCCTGTTTTATCCTTTCACATCGGCGCAGCGTTAATTATCGTAGTCCTCCGCATCTGCTGCGGAAAATTCCAGTTTCCCGGCTTCATTCTCTGCCCAGTTTGCAAGTTCGCGGAGCAATTCAATATATGCGTCTTGCTCCATGTCGGCCGTTTCCGTTCTAATGGTTGCCGTCAGTCGTTGCAGTCCGTCCATATCAAAGGCACAGATAAACCAAGGTAAAAAATAGGATCTGCAAGATTTGACCGACCAAGCCACCCAGAACCGTGGCCGCTATGTCCAGCCAGTCCCATTTACCGCCATAGGCGTGGTCCTTATATTCCATGCCCATTGCAACGCCAAGGGCAAAAAGGAATGTGCCTACAAAGCCGCACAAAATGGCATACTTAAAATGTTTCTGCCTGTTGCTTTCTGTAATCCAGCTCATAATTGATTATTTTAGGGGTTATTTGTTCGGCTCTACAACAGTATAGCCACGTTCACGCAAGTATTTGGTCATTACATCGGTGTTATGCTCCAGTATATCCAGGACATAATCGCGGGCATATTCCGCTATTGCCTTTGAACTTGCATAATATAATTTTGAGTTAATGAATTTTGTTTTTTCGGTTCTACTCAACTGCCGAAAAACGGTGTTAATGTCTGTTGTCATATCGCTTTTAATTATATGTTGGTTCTATATCTTTGCCGCCGGTGAACGCCTGCACAAGCATGGCGCTTGCCAGCGCATCCACGCTCTTCTTGTCCTTGGTCTTGTTGTTGAAAGTGGCTATAAGGTTGCGCAGCCGCTCCCTCGGTATCTTGTTAAATTCACTGTACCCGGTGGCACGACATGCTATGCCCTTAATTTTGCTAATGCCTTGGCTTTGGCAGGTTTCACGCAACCAACTGCCAATCGCTGCAATTACCTGTTTACGCAACTTGTCAAGTGAAGCGGTGCCGTCCTTGTGGTTCACCTGTTCGCTCAACTTGGCGCAGATGTCAATTAACTGGTGTTGGGTCAGGTCGCGGCTGCTCTCTACGCCCCAACTTGACAAAATGTCCTTTTTCTGGTCGTCGGTCAAGCCCAAAACACTGCAAAGGGTGTGGAACTTCTTAAGTAGTCCACGGTGGATCTGGTCCATTGTCTTGTTTTCTTTTGTCATAGCCTTTTTATTTTATTTGGTTCAACCAGTAAGCATCTGCGCCCTCCTGCCATATTATAAAATCCTGGCCGCCTTCGCCAAGTTCCGGCACCTCATAGCGTGTTGTTACAAATGCCTTGTAACCCTCCACCCTTATTTTTATTTCAGCATCATAGCGAATTGATGCCGCGAGGTTGCCTTTGGGTTCTCCGTGCTTTTCTTGACTTATGAAAATGAAAAGTTTGTCCGGAAACTCGTCTTTTAACTTGGTGTAGTCGTTCCATTTCCAACCATGCAGATATTGCACACTGTCTATTACCACGACTTCGGGGCTTTTGCGCTTGCGCAGTCTGGTGCGAAGGTCTGCCATGCTTTCCTTATTCAGCAGGATTATTTGGCTGCCTGCTTCCTCCATACCCACGCGCTCCCATGCCTTTTGCAGGGACAAACTCAACCCCTGCTCAAGTGAGTTATAAGCCACGCGGCGAAACTTACACAGGTACTTGCAAAGCATCAGCAAGAAAGTGGTTTTACCGCTGCCACTTCCCCCGAATATCAGCCAAGCACCGCGCAGTTCGGGGCGGCCGAAACTGGCCAAAAATGGCCCGTCAAAATCCGCCGTCTCGAACTGTGCCGCCAGCACATTTTTATTGCTTATTGCTCTGCTCATAATACTGCTTTTGCCTGTTATTTTGCGCTTTTTCTGAACCAGCCGACCATTGTCTTAACACATTTGCCTACGCAGTCTACGAAGTCCAAATAACCGTCCTTGTCCACGAAAACGCGGACCAATGCCAACGGCACATAAACCACATACAGCAACGCCATGCCAACGACGGCAATAGCCAACTGCACCGTAACAAGCACTGTGTTTAATCCTCTATTTTTCATAATGCACCTCCTTTTAAGGTCGCCCACACACTGCGCTTTACGCGGCGAAGGTCGCCCTCACTTTCGTTTATAATTCTGTTGATTCCCTTGTTGTCATTCAGTCCGTTTGCCACACATACGGCTGCGATGTCCTCGCTGTTCAATACGGGTAATTTCACGAACTTGCGCCCTATACGGCTGTATATCTCTGCATAACCCTTGCGGTTCAACCTGACACCCCGTTCAATGCGCTTTTGCAGGAAACTGGTAGCGGTCAGGATTATGCCGCAGTGTCCCTCCAGTTGGTTATACAGGCTAATGAAAAAATAAAGCACCTGGTCGGTCAGTTTGTCGGCTTCGTCAAGGATGATAAGGGGCGCTTCCTTGCGTTTGAGGGTGTCCACTATATCGTCCATCATCTCGCTTACCGTTGTGCCGCTCACACTCACACCCATGCACTTCAACAGTTTGCCCATGAAGGTGCGGCGGTTCCAATACTCCGAACAAGTCAGGTGGTAGGCGTTGGGATGCCCGGCGGCATAGTTTTTTATGGCTTCTGTCTTGCCGCATCCTGCCTCACCGGTAACGGCAAGCACCAACGCATCAGCCTGGGCATTGGTCAGGGTGAAGCTCATGCACTCGTATGCCTTGGTGTTCACCACCTGCCACCCCTCCGGCTTTCCACCGGTCTGGGCGGCTATCGTGCGCCACATTTCGTCGCTGATAGTGTCCCAAGTGCCGGCAAGCACCTTGCTGATTGTGGCGCTGCTCACGCCGTTAAGGCTGTTGGCCGCCTTGTTCTGGCTGCCCTTTTGGTCGCAATATGCGCGCAGCTGCTCGCATATCTGTTGTTTCTGTTCCTTTTGCATCGTTTATTTGTATTTAAGTTGTTGTTAAATCGGTATTTTAGAAGATTGAGTAATCATCGGCGCGGTAGTCGCTTGTGTCTGTTGCAGCCGCTCCCTGCGGTATGACCGGCACATCCACCGGCTTAACCTCTATGGCTTTGATGTCTGCCGCTGCAAGGCGTTTCCGGCTGCGTTGGTCCTTGTGCTGCCCTCTGCTGTCCGTCAGCAACAGGCGGTCTTCTATGCTTCCACGCAGTGCCGGGGTGCTTGCTATCAGCTGCTCGGTCCGTTGGTAGTTCAGTGCCATGCGTTCTGCGGTCTGTTGCTCCAGCTGCTTGTTGAAATCCTGGACACGTGCCAACTGCTCATAATCGCCGGGCTTACGGTCTGCAAGTGCCATAGGCTGCACATACTTTTCTGTGAGCATATAGCGGCGTGTGCCGTTGTCATTCACCGCAAGGATTTCGCTAAGGTCGTCGGGGTCATATTTCACGGTCCAACGCTCTGCGGCGTGTTCGCGGAATGTCAGGTCGAAACAGTCATAATCACGCTTGACACCTAAAATGGTCGGGCGCAATCCGCAGCCCTCCAGGGCGTTTTTGAAGCCGGTTTCCTGTCCGAAGTTCAAGAGGTACTGTTCATGGCTCAACGGCAAACGGCGTTCCGGTTTCAGGTTGACCATTAGTTCACGGAACTTGTCCACCTTGCACATCCTTTCCAGATACATTATTTCGTCTATCTGCTTGCGCACACCCTGCTCATCGGGGAACTGGTGGCGCAGCTTGTTTAATGCCTCACTGTTCGGCTGCTTCTTTGGATCCGTTGTGACACCGTAGCCGCTCCAGTTGTTGAACCTGTTGCAGAAAGTGGTGTTTAAGTAGTTGAAATATGGCTCCACAGGCTTTGCCTTGGCGTTCTTTACTCGTGCCGGGGTCAGTTTATCACCCATGACTGCGTAAAGCGGCGACATGGCCTTAAATGCGTAATGGTCGCACTGTATTTGGTTGGCTCGGAGCATTTCCCCGAACAGTTCCCGGCTGTGGACGGCTGCGTTGCGCAAAGCCTCCTTAATCAGTTCCGGACATTCCTGCTTGCCTACTGCGTAGCCTATCGGGTAATCAATGCAAGGGTCAAGCACCACAACAATGGTAAGGCGGTTTGTGTAGGTCGTTACATTCCCACGCTTGGTCTGCTTGGTGTCCTGGTACAACAGTTCCACGGTCCAACCGTCAAGTGTCCACATCAGGAATGGGGCGGTCGGGCGACTGCGCTTAACTTGCATTTCCTTGTTGTTCCGGAAGTTTGAAACGCCCAAGCGACCGGCACTAACCACCACGTCCAACTTTTCACGCCATACGCCCACGGCCGCCGGGGTTATCTCTTTCCACCCAATCTCACGCGCTGCATGGTTGTAGTAATCTGCCACACGCACATCAGTAAGGTTGTTGTGGTGGCTCAATATCGTAGCCAGTAAACTTTCCTGGTCCTCTGTCACCACCTTGCCGGCGTTATTGTTCTGATACTTGCCGCTGATGAAGCACACATAACCCTGCTCCAGATACTCGGAAAACTTCATCTGCAAGCGACGGGCGCTGCGTGGCAGGGAATGGGGGAAACGGTCTGCAAGATATTCAAGCGAATTGGCCGCCTTGCGCCAGAACTCGCCCAATGGGGCGCGCTTGTTGCCGCTCTTGCTGCGCTTGCTTTGGCAGTCCTCAATACAACGGCGAAAGGCATTCATAATGGCACAGTTGTTGGCGAGCTCCACCTGCTTGACTTCCGGCAAGTTCCTGCCGTCTGAAAGTTTATAACTCTGATAGAACAACAGGGCTGCGCCGTCCGGTTCTATGGTGTCCATAAACTCGCGGCTGTCTGCCTGTTCCTGCAAATCAGGGTAACGCTTGTAAACCTCTGTGCGCCACTTCAAAGGCAGACTGTCAACGGCAAACAAGGCTGTCCGTCCATTGCCTCCCTTGCGCACTTGCTGCACCTGCCCCTTACGCACAAGCGCGTTAAGGTTTGATGTCGTAATTATGCGCCCGGTCAGTTCTGCGTGGCTGATACATATTTGTCCGTTAATTGTTTCCATACTCAAAGACTTTCTGCGTACAGTTGGATTTCAGTAAGTTTCTGGATGCTCACATTCTCCCAGTTGCCTATGTGTTCACCCTTGCGATTGTAAGCAACCACATTGCCGGTACCCTTGTCGACCTCCAGCTTTACACCGTTGTCAAAGTTCTGCACCATGAGTTGGCGTCCGTCCTCAGTTAGGTTGTGCAGGGTTTCACACTCGGGGCAGTGGCGCATCGCTTTCCCGTCGTAATCACGCTTGGCAACATAGCGTATTTTTTTCGCCAAGGGGGAATCCTTGCGGTAAGTAAGTGCCATATACACAAATGTTTCTGTACACTTAAACAGTTTGGCCAACTTGGTTTTGGCCTCGTTGGTTACATCAATGTAACGCTTTGATGCTGTATCCATATCCTTTTACTTATTTGAGGTTTTCAATTTCATAATCATTAAAGCAATTTGCTGCAACGGCTTCAACATAACCCAATGCACAATCGCCTTCAACGGCAATAAAGACCATATTATCGCTAATTTTAATAGCGACAACATCATCGCCAGAATTGATATTGCCAATAAAATTGCTAAGTTTCGTTTCCTCCACTTTTTCTGTAATCGTAATTGTAATTGCTCGCATATCCTTTTACTTTAAGTTATTACATCCGTGTTTTCTTGCCCACATGCCACCTTTTTCGGGTCAAACCGAAATTGCGGTGCATATGTTAAATTGAGCCGGATGGAATGTTAAAGTTTCATGCGTATAGTTTGACGAGTCGGAAGATGAAGAAA